CTGGAAGCCCCGCTGGAAGCCCCGCTGGAAGCCCCGCTGGAAGCCCCGCTGGAAGCCCCGCTGGAAGCCCCGCTGGAAGCCCCGCTGGAAGCCCCGCTGGAAGCCCCGCTATTGAAGCAGCAGATTGATATCTAAATTTGAATCAATGAACCGGTCCAAATAATCGGCACGAAAAATCTCCCTTTTGTTCTCTGTTTTTTTGCAAAAGACATAAGCCGAACCAACCTTTTTGACAGACCAACCCTTTTCTATAGCATTTGTTATGATAAGCATTTTTTGGAAGTTTTTCTTTCTCACTTGAACTTCTTCCAGTGACTGCATATAATTTGTGGACGGTTAAAAATAGTGTATTTTATACGAAACAATATAATTACAATAGGAACGAACAACATGTTGCAGTAAATGAAAAACGCATAAAAACACGTAAAAGGTATAAACAAACCCCTGCTTTTTTGCTATATAGAATGAAATCGGCCAAAACGATCGATGAAAAACATTCCGAATTCGTGGTCCAATTCGCTAAAAACCAAACCGAAATAATTCCTAAACTAAGAGAAGAAATTGGTCAACTGAAAGAAATGTTGAAGGGTGTCAAAAAGAGTATTGATGAATATATGGATACGAAGGATTTGCTGAAAAAAAAACAGAAAGAGCTAAAGAATCTCATCAATCATGAAAAAGAGTATTATTTAAACAATTCAAAATATATTTTTGAGTATTTTGAACAGAAAAAGGATATATCGGTAGGCGGTGGCAATACCAATGTTCTCCATTCATTCTTTAAGATAAAATCCGCCGACCCCGAAAAAGCCAATCCGCATTCTCAACAATACAACCAATCCAGAAAAACATATCAAGCCTACTGGAGAAATGTCACAAATGATTATATCAATGTACAGGATTATATCGTGTGTTCGGATATATGCGAATATTGTCATATAGGCGAAATGATTCCACAAGACGAAGAGGGGATTCTTATTTGTAATCAGGCGGCATGTGGCAAGTTCATTTCTTATATTGTGGATTCGTCCAAACCGACCAATAAAGAGCCGCCGAACGAGGTCTCTTATACGGCATATATTCGGCTCAACCATTTCAAAGAAATTCTTTCGCAATTTCAGGCGAAAGAGACGACACAGATTCCCGACGAGGTCATCCAGGCGATTAAAGACCGGATTAAAAAAGAGCGGATTCGCGATTATAAAGAAATAACCTATGACAAGATGCGCGAAATCTTGCGGAAACTGGGATTCAATAAATATTTTGAACATATCCAATATATTAATTCTATATTCGGAGTCAAACCACCCATTATGAGCGAGGAATTACACGAAACCCTATGTGTACTGTTTATTGAAATCCAGCAGCCATGGGCGCTTCATTGTCCCCCCAATCGCCGGAATTTTTTCAATTACACCTATACCCTCTATCAATTATGCGTTCTTTTAGACCAGACACAGTATTTGCCGTATATACCCATGATGAAAGACCGCGAGAAACAGTTGGACCAAGATATGATTTGGAAGAAGGTGTGTATGGAGCTGGATTGGGAGTTCTTCGCCACTGTCTAGTAACGATTTGATACAAAATTGGCAAAAGCCAATTTTGTATATGGATGAAATATGCCCCGACGAGCCGTCCAAAGGGCGGCGGAAGACGGGCGTGTCCCATTTTTACAACTTCTAAAATCTTCACCTGTCTAAAAGAATCAATCCTTTATGACACACCTAGGCTTCGCCCATACCGAAACGCATCATATCTTCCCATTCAGTCTGTTTCGGTTTATCTATTGGAATAGTATATTCCCAATGAGTGTCGTTTGCCAAAGTGAAGTTCAACGCGTTTTCTATTTCTATTTCTGAAACCGTATAATCCGTTTCAAAAGTAGAAGGGTCGCTTATATTCGGCAGGCACCCCTCTGGAAAAACAAAGGGTTCATAGTGATAAAACATCCTGCTAAATCGGTGTAGAAAGGGTATAATCAAAAATGAACGTATCATATTATATCACTATTTATAAATGAATATATATATTTCAATTTTATGAGATGTATATATATAGTCATATGGGATTTTTACGTAAAAGTCTAAAATATATTTTGATACTCATAATCATTGTATTATTAGGTGTCATTTTTAATAATTATAGAGAAGAGTTTGAAAATAAAAAACGATATGCTATATGTTTATGGGGTCAATTACGTGGTGTAAAAACGACAAAGGATAGTTTTTATACAAATATAGTTGAACCATTACAAGCAGATGTATTTATATTAGCAAATAAAGCAGATAATAGTATCGATAATAGTATGGATTTATTTGAAAGGTCTGTTGTTGATAAAAAGTTTTATGATAGACCATCTGATATAAAAACGGTGTATCATAATTATAATAAACTAGAAATCAAAAACAACTATCTTACCGACACAAATATTTCTTTATATTACAATTGGTATAAAATAAATGAAATGTTTGGCGAAGTATTAGAAAAAAATTACGATTATATTATTTTGACAAGAAGTGATATGTATTATGTATTTTCATTTCCTGATATAATGAGTTTATCTAACAATGATAATATTATATGGCAATATTCCAATCATTCATTTAATGGTATAAATCCAAACTTGGTATGTGTTCCAAGTAAAATAATTCGCAAGTATTTATCCATGTATTACGAGTATTTACAAGAGGACCATATAGAAGAATTGAATAAATTAGATATGAATATTGAAGCGTATGGTCTATTATTAGTTCAAAAAAATAATTGGCAACTTGGAAAAATAATGCCTAATTCATTTATATCAGCTGATAAACTAGATGAAATAACTACATGGAGTCAAGTAAAATATGATGAAAAACGTAATATTTATTATAAATATGAAGTCCAATTGGAAGACGCATATGCCTCTTTAGATTTATATAAAAAAAGTCCGGTTTGGTTAATAAAAGATAATTATATATATTTGTCTTCTCGGTAATGATACTGGAAAACGGCGCGATGGAAATCAATTTGGCCCTGGTGGTCGGTTTTCACTTCGCCTTCTTCTAGTCCAACCATAGGGACAAGCAGACCCCTCTTCCCATATTTAGTAATCTGCCAATCAGTGCAGAAATGGCGTCCGGCTTGGGTTTCTGATAAAGCATATTCCGGCGTATATCGGTCTACAAGAACCTTCGCATGAGCACGCGACATGAAATACATACTAGCGCCCCATAAATCATCCGGGTATCCCTGTAGTTTCCATTCAGGCGTTCTATGGAGGACCGGGAAATATTGGTCTTCGGCAACATCGTAGGGCCACAAATAACTCAGGAGCAAAATGGACAACCCCGTTTGGTCATAAAGGTTTATTATTTGGGGGATTTGCTCATTCAAGTTACGGGAAAGGAGGATGTCGTCTTCGCAGACAATACAATAATCATAGGTCGTATTTTCCGCGAAATCGCGCATGCAATCCACGTGTTGAAAAAAGACAGACCAGGACCGTTTTTCAAACTCCGTTATGGGTTGGTCGCGGATTCGGGGGTCGGACTTCTCTACGGGGGCGATGAAATGGGCGTCAAGCCCCACCGATTTAACCCTTTGTGACATTTTTTGGCGGCGTTCTTCGTCTTTATAATTCACAATATAAATAGCGCAAGACATATGTTGTATTTTGGGGGCGTGTTTTTATTTCGTTTTTCGGCGACTAGTTCATTCCCTAGGCGACCCCCTTTTGACAAGTGATACATAAATGCCATCCCAGATTTTTTTCTAGACATTGGAATAGGTCAGCCGGCATACATTCAAAATAATCCTTTTTTTCATAGATATAATTCTTGTATTCCTCAATTTTATATGGGAATATATGGGTCTGTTTTATTTGAATATTCTCAAAATCTCTTAGTAACAGGTGAATATCCTCATGGGTATAGACCTTCGCTATCGGGACTCCATTTTGCGCTTCATATTGGTCTAATCCGTCTGTAATTTCAAAATATTTCAAAGAATTCTTGGCATACATCATCAATTTGAACTCGCCCCCCGATTTCAATCTATTGAAAATATTTTTCACGGCTTTCTCTGTATTGGGCGTATGGTGTAAAACGCCAAAACTGTATATCAAATCAAACTCCATATTCGGCGGAAGATGGGCAGAAAGCTCGTCTTCGTTTTCAATATTGGCGGTGAAGATGGTTCCCCCCGATAACCCGAATATTTCTAGCCTTTTCCTCGCTATTTCGGCCGACCTGTCGGATAGGTCTAATCCATAATACATCGCGCCATTTTCAATAAAACTTTGGGCGGCGGTTCCTATACCGCACCCTACTTCTAATACGTGTTTTCCCCGATATTTTTCAAAGTCGGCGAAATCTATTATGTGAGGCTCCACCTTGTATTTTCTCTTTGTGACCTCTTCAAAATATTCTTTAGAGCAGAATTCTTTGTTGGAATGTCTGATATTACATGGTCTACTATTCCAGAATTGGTACACATCGTCAATCGTTTTATCGCCTTCGGACATATACTATAAACATCCAGGTTTCTCTAAATCATTATACTCCATTTATTGTACTTCTATTGTATTTATTTTCTTTATGACAATATATATGAGTTGTTTTGGTTGTTCTAAAGTCATTACAATGGTAGAAGACCCTCTGAAAAATATCGCTAAAGTAGTAGAGAATACTCAAGAAATCATTCAAGACATTTCAGGGGTAGTTATTCAGATGGAGAACAAAGTAGAAGAGGTCGTCCAAGAAACCACCGAAGTAATAATTGCTGTGAAAGACGTTGTGACGGATGAAGTGAAAGATACGCAAGAGGAGGTTTCATCATCATTGATTGTATAAAGCGAAAATAAAACGTGGTGCCCCTTTATTACAAATGATTTTTTTGTCATAAAGGTTATTTATACCTGTGAATGTTTAGAACTTGTAAGAATGGGACAGGCGCCCTTTGGGCTGCGGAAGCGTGTCAAGGGTTTACATCATTGGCATAACAGGGAGTCCACCGATGACTCCGAGACCAATACCGGCTCCGGCACCTTGGCGTGCAGTTGCTCCCATACTAGGAATGAATACATCTAATACACTGAATGTCGCGGCAGCAGTGAGGGCAATCACTACAACCTCCTCTACCTTCAAGGATTGTTTAGGAATAACATAAGCAGCTAAAGCAACGATGACACCTTCCACAATATATTTGATGGCGCGCTTCACCAATTCAGAGAAATCAAATCCGCTCATTTTATATTATAAGCCAACAAAAAAATATTTCGCCAGGATGACTTGGCAGTAAATGATGAGAAAAGCCCGGAAAAGCCCGAAAAGCGCCTAATGTCCCTCATTCAACCTCAATGTAAAAGGTATAAAGAACATATGTCTAAAAGTATATAGATGTCAAAAGGGTTTGAACAAAAACTAGTGGATGGACAAATCAATCCTAAATACATTGACCTTTGTGACGAAGACCAGCCGATTGCCGGACAGAAGTTCGTATGTTTGTCTTTTATTTCACCGGAAAAAGTCTTAAAACAACGCGAAATGTTTATGTTTGAAGAGTTCCTAAAGCAATGGGATTTTAAGAAATCCATGGACAAG